GCAAACTTTTAACAGCTTAACAGCCGACACTGGAGCGCAGCCCTCCTCCTGCTGCGTTCCTGCGTATGTTGTTGAAACTGAAACTGTTTATTTAAGGGATAGGACAATGGTAACTATTAAAATCAAAGTGAATCGAATTTATTATGAGGACTTTCCAACGCCTTGTGGCGAGCCGGAAGTAACCGAAGTGAGAATGGCTTGGAGTCGTGCAGTTGTTGATGTTATCGAAGCCGCAGGTTTTGTAGCTGATATTGAAGACCTTCATGTAGGCTTTAATCCAAAACCTGAAATATTTGTTTATGGCGAAGATGTAACTTGCGAATTTGCAGAGGCTGAAGAAGAAGATTGCGAAGGCGTTGCAGCTTATGAAGCAGTATGCAAACTTGCCATAAGTTACGGCAGAATTATCGCCGAGAAAGCGATTGACGCCGGTGAAGAAGCCGCCCAAAAATTATCTGATAAATTTGTCGAAGAAAGCGAAGCACATCAATAGACAGCCGACGCAAGTTATGATATGTTAGAAGTTCGGTTTTTAATCAAACCTGAATGGACTGAATGTTATGTTTACTGCGAAGCGATAGGCGATTGTCCTGTAAGTGTTCAAGGTTGGCATTACAAAGTTTTCCCAAAAGAACGTACCGTCGAAGAAATTATGAAGATATATCCCAAAGATTGCGTTTTATGGCCTCTGAAAGCTCCGTAGAATGGAACAGAATGACAAAGAAACAGAATTTGACCCAAAAGTTTTAGTCGAGCACATTGATTCGTTTGGCAAAAGGCTCACTGAATGGGAAGTCAAGTTTATTGCTGATTTGATTGATAATCCTCCAGATGTATATTCACCAAAACAAATAAAAATCATCAACCGGATTTATGATGAGAAGTGCTGAAATGGGATTATTACAGAATGTGCGAATAGATTTGTTCAAAATGAAGGTTCACGTGCCAGTCCCGCCAGAAATCGGGCTTTTTATTTGAAAGAATAAAACATTAGTCATATTGGTAAGTCATATTGGTAGCGCAACCTTGCGTTCGGCCTTTAGAATAGATGTGGTGGCCTTGATTTTTGCCGATAGTTAGCAAATATTTGCTTAAAACCCTTGAATTTATCTTGCGTATAGTTTATAATAGTTAAGATAAAGCGTTGGAGCAGCAGTCAAAGAGCTCCAACGCTTTTTGTTTTTGGCTGCTGCTCCAATCGTTACGGGGCAATGAAAAAGATGGAAAAGCCTTTTTGCGAGACTCTCGGCGATCCTGAATTAGCATTATGGGCGAATCGGGTCAAGCTCCGGGACAATTACACTTGCCGGCATTGCGGCTCAGCCGACCGTAAGATATTAGATGCCCACCACATCAAACCAGTCTCACAGTTTCCAGAAATAAAATACAATGAAGAAAATGGCATTACTTATTGTATGTGGTGCCACGCCTGGCAGGGCCACAAGCACAACAAGGTAATGAGAGAGAAGATTTTAGCCCGATATGCAGTAGTCCTTCATTTAAGATATGTCAGAACAACAGACGAATGCGAAAAATACTTACTATGAAGCAAGTCTATGCGCTTTATTTGGTAAACGTATGTAACCTTAATCACAGACAGTCTGCAATTATAATGAAAGTCTGCCGTTCGTCCTTTACCCGCCTTTTAGAACGTGCAAAAAGACAAATAAATGACTAACGATGTAACATCCGGCTCTATTTATGGGGGGACGAGTTGTCATACACACGAAGTTACCTGGCCTAAAAGACCAGTTCAAATAGCAATCGCTAAGATAGACAAACGATGTCCCGGATGTGGTTGTAGTCAAAAGTATGGATTTGACATTGGCATTTCAAAAGGCAAAATCTTCGGGGGGTACTGCTTTGTCTGTGGATGGACATTCTGATTTTCTCATTTCTAACTACGGTGAAGTAGGCTCACCAATCAAAAACAGCAGATATGCAAGGGATTATTGTTTTATATGCGGAGAGCCAATTCGCGTACCATTAACTCAAATAGGTTGCCCCAACGCTTGTTCATTCTGCCAGCCTGCTTACCGGGGGATGGCTGGCGTTACAGAGGCAGAGCGAATGTTCTGGATTAGAGAAACTTGGCGTGAAGTTGAGGTTATAAGTGCCTAAGAAGAAAGTCGGCAAACCTAAAATTAAGTACACACAAGAGCAGAGAGACTATATTGCTGATTGTGCATTTCACGGTTGCCAAACGGGTACAATAGCTACTCTAACTGGAATTCCTGATGAATCATTAAGGCGTAATTTTGGGGAGCTTTTGGTCAAAAAAAGGGCTGAAAGGAAGCTATACCTGCGAAAATCACAAGACAAGGAAGCATCTAAGGGGAATTCAGCTTTATTGATATTCTTGGGAAAGAACGAACTCGAACAGGCTGATAGGAAGGAGCACGATATAACCGGCAACATTACATTCGTCACACAAAACTATGGAAGCAGTCGCCGAAAGAAAAATAGCACTACCGGCTAATTACACGCCACGACATTACCAGATTCCGTTCTGGGAGGCTATGCACAGTGGCATAAAGAGGGCGGCAAAGGTATGGCACCGTAGAAGCGGTAAGGATACAACTGATTTATGTTTTATGATAGACCAAATGTCTAAAAGAGTCGGTGTGTATCATTATTTCTTTCCAACTCACACAATGGGCCGCAAAGTCTTGTGGGACGGCATTGATTATCACGGCAAGCCATTCTTAGCTCATTTCCCGAAGGAGTTTATTGCCAGGAGAAACGAATCTCAGATGAAGATTACCACTGTAAACGGCTCGATGTTCCAGGTCATAGGAACAGACAGGCTTGATATTGTGGGAACGAATCCTATAGGTTGCGTATTCTCTGAATACTCATTGCAGAATCCTAAAGGCTGGGACCTGATACGACCTATTTTAGCTGAGAATGATGGATGGGCCTGTCTAAACTGGACACCTAAAGGAATGAATCACGCTTGGCGGTTGGATAAAATGGCCAGGGGGAATCCTAAATGGTATTACCAGCGTTTAACGGTCGATGATACGGTTAATGTAATTAGTCAAGAAGCTATTGATGAAGAACGGCTTTCTGGTATGTCTGAGGAAATGGTACAGCAGGAGTTTTACTGTGATTACACAGCCGGTGCGGTTGGGTCATACTACGGACGTTATTTAAGTCAGCTATGGAAAAAAGGACAGATAGGGAATGTTGCCCATGACAAGCACGCTTTAGTCCACACAGCCTGGGACCTTGGTATTGGAGATTGTATGGTCTGCTGGTTCTTCCAGGTATGTGGCAATGAAATACATCTCATAGATTATTACGAGAACTATGGAGAGGCTATTGAGCATTACGCCCGGACGCTGGCAGAACGTAAGGAGGAAAATGGTTATCTTTACGGCACACACTACGCACCGCATGATATTGGAAAAAGAGAACTGGGACCAGGCAAGACTATATTTGAGTCTGCTCAAGAAGCTGGTTTGGAATATCATAAACTACCAAGGGAGCATAGAGTTGAAACTGGTATAGAAAGGGTGCGTGGCATTCTTTATAGATGCTGGTTTGATGCCAAGAAATGTGAGCAGGGTATAAGTGCCTTAGAGAGCTATCGTAAAGAATACCGAGACAAATATCAGACATATTCAGACAATCCTCTTCACGATTGGGCTTCACATGGAGCTGATGCGTTCAGGTATCTTTCAATGGCGTTAGGGAAGATTACAACCAAAAGAGGTTGCACTTTAGAAGAAATCGAACAGATGCAGATTGAGGCAGGATTGAAATAATGCCTGACAGTGACCACGACTTAAAATCAGATTACAAAGATGTTCACGAAATCTGCCGTTCCGGGTGGGACAGGTTTCTCCAGGATGCACAGCTCAATATGGACTATTATCTGGGCGCGCAGTGGACGGGAGAGGAGTACAGAAAGGCCGTGAGGCGGGGCAGTGAACTCTACGTTATAAATAAGATGAGGCGTCAGGTTGACTTGCTTCACGGCTACGAGATAAGGAACCGCCACATCCTCAAAATAGGCCCGACAGAAAGACAGGACGATTTGGCCTGTCAGCAGCACACCGGGGTCGTCATGCACTCAATGTCAGCGGGGAACGTCAGCGGTTACGATGTTATGAGCGATGCCTTCAAGTGGGGGCCGTTGTTATCAGGCTCGAACTTGATTGAGATGTGGAAGGACAGGGAGGGGGACTTCCGGTTCTCAAGGCACGGATTCAACGAGTTCTTACTTGACCCGGCGCTAAGACAAAGAGACTTGTCTGACTGTGATAATGTACTATTAGGCCAGTGGGTATCAAAGGACAAGGTTAAAATGCTCCTGCCCACCGGGGCGGACAAAATAAAGGGCATTAATATCCTTCAAACAACGGAGCGCTGGGATTTCATGGGCGAGCCGGTTCTTGCTAACAAGGCGCAGAGACGTCTTTACGAGAGATGGTACAGAAGGCAGATAAAATATGTTCCCACAGTTATCAACAGGATTTCGGGCAAGGAAATTCCATTTGACGACTACGTTCAGGATTACGCTGAAGGTAACAAAGAATACGCAAACGCAATGCTTCAACGTATTAGATTTCCAAACGGTGTTCCGATATTAGTCAAGTATTCCAAGCCTCTCCCGTGGATAAGACTTTTGATATTTGTTGACGGTGAGCCTGTCTTTGACGACAAGGACCCCAATTTAATGGCTGATTACTCGTTTGTCTGGATGAACGGCGATTTTGCCCCTGAATGCAGACTGGATGACTTGAAGTTACAAGCCTTCGCAACCACACTCAGAGACCCACAGAAGGCAAGAACAAGAAGGGCAGTCCAGGCCCTCGATATTTTTGAGACATCCATTCACAACCTAAGATTGATAAGAGACAAATACATCAAGAATGTCAATGACACTTACAAATCCGGCTCATCTATTCCGATTCACGTAGAGGGCGACCCTGCTTCTGTACCTTTGGGCGAAGTATTTCAACAAATACCTGGCCCCGACATCGGTGCGGGTATTTTCAGTATGATGGAGATACTTGATAAAGACCTCACAGAAGCAGGAGGACTCAATGAGGAGATATTCGGCTCAGACGACAAGGACAACGTCCCAGGCATTTTAGCGAGGTTCAGGACAGGGCAAGCGCTAACAGGACAGCAGGGAGTATTTCAGAACTACCGCTCTGCTAAGAGGGAATTAGGAAGGAAATCGGTAAGACTCCACCAGCTTCATTACGAGCCATCGAAAATTAGAAGGATAATCAACGAATGGCCGACCCAGGGATTCTATGACCAGGACTTCACTAAGTACGACTGCACGCCGACCGAAGGACTCCTAACTGATTCTCAACAGCACTTATTCTATATGGAGATGAGGTATCTTAGAGAGACATTCCCAGATTTCGCCCAGATAATCACACCATCTGTTCTTGTTAAAATACTACCCGTTCAGTTCAAGAGGGAATTGATGCAGTGGGTAGAGCAGGCCGAGCAGTCTCAAAGGCAGCAACAAGAGGAGAATATGCAGGACAAGAGGAGAATGGACAAACTCATAGAGGCCCAGACCAGCGAAAGACTAAGTGCCGACCTTGAGAACCGCTCCAATGCCAAACTTGATAACGTCAGGTCATTAGTGGAAATGGGAAAAATAATTAACGATGAAAAACTTGACAACATCGACAGAGCTATTAAAGTACAGGAGTTAAGGTTAAAGGACCAAGAGTTAGAAATAAAACGTGAACAGGCAAAACAAGCTAAACTGCCGGCCAAAACAAAGGCAAAGAAGAAAGCTGGATAGATGGAAAAGAAGAAAAAGAGAAAGAAACGACTTGAACTTGTAACCAGGGTCATTGATGGAGATACGGCAAGTGTCAAACACAATAATCCAAAGATTCGACAACGAGTGGGTTGACGTTACTTGTGAGCGGTCGGTTCAATGCTGTGATTGTGGATTGGTTCATGTGGAAGAATACCGCATTGTCCCCACAGATGGCGATGGCGACCATATAATAAGAAAGGCTGTAAGAGACAGGAGAGCCACCGCTAATAGAAGAAGGTTATTGAAGGCAAAAAGAGAGGGTTTGTTTAAGGAACTTGATATGCCGTGTCACAAAGGTAGGAAAAAAGGCCGAAGGAAAAGATGAAGCTAAAAAGGTTTTTCATACGCCGCAAGATTAAAAATTTACCGCCCTTAACTCCAAGGTCTTTAATACCGCTGAACGCCGAGGAGGATAGTTTTATCAAGGCCATACGTCAAGAGCACATGAAAAGAACAGGCTGCCAACCCGAAGATTTTACTGCTTATTTTGCTGACTTCCACATAAAACATCATAAAACAAACTGTAGGGCCGTGGCAATAAGGCAGTTAAGAAGGATTGAGTTATGAAGCGCCGAACATTCATACAATCTGTTATAGGGTTTGTTATTTCACCTTTTTTGCCCCACAAAAAGGCCAAATGTATTACTTCAGCACAGCGAACTTTTGACCCGAAGCAAAGTTATGGTTGGTATAGGAAATTCAATCACGCTCCAACAGAAAGAGATGTTTCAATCTCTACTGATATGTTTTACAGAAGGGTATTGCCTATATCAGCACCGCCAAAATACCACAAGAAATTCATAAGGACAGATTATCACGGTCCCGATTTGCCCCCCAATGAGTCATTAAAAGAATGCTGGACGATAGGATGGGTATATAGACCTAAGAATGCTCCAAAAAGCAATAGGGTATTTCTGCCATAATGGATATGTTTAGATTGTAACAGCCCCTTAATGGGGCTTTTTTTATGCGCCGCCGCAAGGCGGCTTTTTTATTGCGCCCCGCTGAGCGAAATCAGTGTGAAAGGAAACAAAAATGGATAATGAGAGCGAAAATGACCAATTCGCTACTGGTCAAAGCGATAATGCTCAATTCGCAACTGAGCAAGGCGTAGCCCAGTCCGCCCCTGGGAGTGAATCAGAAGAAAAGGGACCAGTACCTTATGACAGGTTTGATGAAGTTAATCAACAGAGAAAGCAAGCAGAGGATGAAAGTCAAAGGCTTGCCGAGGAGAACAGGAGATACCAGGAGCAGCTATTGGCCGCGGCGAATCCGTCTCAGACACAAGAGAAGGACGTATTTGACGGCTTGGAGGGCTATGAGAACCCTACTGTTGACCAGATACGCCAAAGCCAGTCTAAACAGGCTGAGCGTCAAGCCCAGCAGACCCAGCAGCTCCTCACGAACATTCAGTTAAACAACTTCGTCACAGCCAATCCCGATTTTTCGACAGTGGTTGGCACTTACGACCGCACAGGAAGGTTGATAAGTGCCAAACCGTTAAAAGAATTGATGAAAGACATTCCCTCGATGCGGGTCCTTGAGAGCCTTCCGGCTACAGCAGCTCCCTACGTTTATGAGATGGCGAAGCAGCACAAGGAACTCAAGGAATTACAGGCCCAGCAAGCAGCCGTCAATGAGCATCAGGCCGGGGTAGAGAACAAACTTGCGCCTTTATCACCAGCTTCTGTTGGTGGTGGCGGAGGAGCGCCAACAACCGAGCCAACTGATGACCAGGTTGATGCTGCTTGGGAGGCCGCGGAGAGGGGAGATTTTGGATAGGAGATTAGATTATGCCAACACCAAAAAATGTAGTAACGAGTGATCGCATAGACCACCCGATAAATGTAGTCTTTCAAAAGAAATTTCTGAAGACTCTGGAAGGTCTATTGACATACGCCCAATTTGCTCAGAAGGCTTCAATGCCGCAGCACATGGGCGATACTTACAAATGGAGGCGATATGCGGAGTTAGCAGTTGCCACGACCCCGCTCGATGAGGTTCAGGACCCCGCACCGGTTCTGCCGGAGAAGACCGATTTAAGCGTATCTCTGAAGCAATACGGTGCATGGCTCAAGACTTCAGCCTGGCGGGATATGACCGGCCTTACTCAGGACAAGGCGGCCATGACAAAGAGGATTACCAGGCAGAGCGCCAGGACCCTTGACAGATTGGCGCGAGACGTAACAGCGGGCGGAGCTTCCAATACGACCTGCTCCAACGGAGACCCGTCAGGAACATATCTGAACCGCACAGACATTGATACTGTCGTTAAGAACCTTATGGCCGAGAACGCCGAGATGATTACATCTCGAATCAAGGCCAGTACAGGGGTAGGAACCTCACCGATACGACCGGCGTTCATAGTAATTGCCCACACCCTATGTAAGCAGGACATCGAAGCTGTTGCCGGGTTCAAGCACACCTCTACATATCCAAGAGGTTCGGGTATTTATCCGGGCGAGATAGGTTCTATTGGTGATACCCGATGGATTCTCACTACCGAAGGTTACTATTCCAGTTCCAATTATTACTGTCTGTTCCTGGCAGAGGACGCATTCGGTGACGTGAGGATAAAGGGCGGTGACAGACCGTTAATTTATCACGGACCCAAGCAAGTAAATTCTCCGCTGGAGATGTACGGTACTTTGGGGTGGAAAAGAAATTACGCTTGTAGAATCCTCTACGATGTTCTTTTGCACAGTCTCATTTGCACGCTCCAATTCTAAAAATTGGAGTAAAAGTTTGAATGTTACCCGCCGTTGAGCGGGTTTTTTTTATGAAAGGATAAATTATGCAGAGTATAGTTTTTCACTATGAGCCGGATGGCAGCGATGTTTACCTGCCTTTAGGCTTTGTACCTGACTATTGCGAGATATTGGAAGTTGGAGCGACTGCCCCGTTGATTCACCGCTGGTATGAAATGATGGAAGATGATGAGGCCAGCGGGTCCCAGGAAGGCGTTATTGATGATGGTGACGGCACGCTTTCAAAAGCTGCGGACTCGGAAGGAATTATCGCCTACGACACCGCCTCTCAATTACCAACTGTTACTGTATGGTCGGCTGGTTTGACTGTTGTCGCAAGGTCAGCAGGCGCACATGGTACGTACATCAAGCCTACTACCAACTCAGATACGGACCGTGAGGCCATCTTCGAGGTCGTTACCAACACAACCACAGGGACTACCGAACCGACCTGGCCTGCCGCAATAGGTGAGCAGGTCTCAGATAATCACGGCAGTCCTGTCGTTTACGAGCGGGTAAATGTTGCCCTCGAAAGGGTAGGTTATCAGGGCATTGTAGTCGCAAATGAATTGCAGACGGACGGCCAGGAAATGTATGGATGGGCAATGCAGGCTGATATAGCCCTCGACTTTGGCGATGTTGCAGGCTGGACCGGTGGCGTTCAAGGTGCATAAG